TATCCCAAGCCGGATCGCTGGCGCGATACCATCAGCATGACGGTTGATGGGGTGCCGATCTTTGCTCGGTCATATGAGTATCTGCGGAATTATTGGCCTGATGAGGCTGAAACTGGCGCCCCGGCATATTATGCCGATTATGACTTTCAGCATTGGCTGATTGCTCCAACGCCGAATGCTGTGGGTGTTTTGGAGGTCATGTATTATGAGCAGCCTGCGTTGCTTGGCGATGATTTGCAGACCAATTGGCTGACGGAATATGCGCCGGATCTTCTTCTCTATGCCACGCTGTTGGAGGCTACTCCATTCCTTAAAAGCGATGAGAGAATACAGGTTTGGCAGGCGATGTATGACCGTGCGGCCCAAGCGCTGACGGGTGAGGACATGAAGCGTATCATGGACCGCAGCGCCGCGAGGAATGAAGCATGACAATCTATCAGGACGTTTTCGGCGGCGCGACGATCTACCCGAGTGAGATCAGTTACAGCGCTATTGCTCTAACTACTGACATTACGCTCAGCTGGCCTGAGGAGACTTCTGCCAGCGAGAATTTGGCCACCCGTATTATTGACGTAACGCCCTCAACGTCTGGCCTGAGCATTCTTCTGCCGGCGGCGAATAAGACGGGCGTTGGCAATACGATCCTGTTTAATAACCGTGGGTCTGACACTTTCACGGTCAAGAATAACAGCGGCACGCAGGTCATTACTGTTGCGGCCGGGACGTTGTGGCAGGTCTATCTGGCGGCCAATAACAACGCGTCTGGCACTTGGCGGTCTTTGCAGTATGGGGCGTCCACCTCGACTGCCAATGCAAGTGCCTTGGCTGGAACGGGTATTGTGGCGGTTGGCACGCTGCTTAGTCAGTCTGTCCCGATTACGACCTTTAACACCAATTACACGGCTGGCGTTGCCGACCGCGCCAAGATGTTCAATTGGACCTCTGCTGGCGGCACGCTGACGCTGCCTGATGCCACGGTGGTTGGCGACAATTGGTTTATCTATCTTCGCAATAGCGGCACGGGTGCGATTGTTGCTGATCCGCCGGGCATTGAAACGATTGACGGCGCTTTGTCGTTATCGTTCCAGCCGGGGGAATCGGCCATCATTGTTTCTGATGGGGCCAATTTCTATACGATCGGCTTTGGCCAGTCTGCCACGTTTGCCTTTGACTATACGGTCATTGATATCCCTGGAAGCGGGACATACACGCTGACGGGTTCTGAATTGAACCGGGTGGCTTATCGGTTTACGGGGATTTTGACTGGCAATCGTGTTGTTGAGGTGCCTGCTACTGTTCAGCAGTATTGGGTCGATAACCAGACCACTGGCGCCTATACGCTGACCATTGAGCCGTCTGGCGGCGGTACTGGCTTTGTTGTTGGCCAAGGCGAGCGGGTTATTTTGTATTGCGATGGCACTGACGTTTTGAATGCCGCCACACAGGGGATTTCAGTGCCGCTGACTATTCCAGAAGGCGGCACGGGCGCCACCACGGCTAGTGCGGCGCGGATTAACTTGGGTGGCACGGCCACGGGTATTGCGCTGTTTACGGCGGTTGATCAGGCTGCAGCTTGGGCTGCCTTGGGTGTTGCTCAGGCTGGCAACATTGATGGCGGTGCCTTCTGATGCCAGCAACGACTGTTGTCCTCAAATCGCAGCCGGGCATTAAGCGCGACGGCACTCGCTTTGAGGGCGATAATTATGTTGATGGGCAGTGGGTGCGTTGGCAGCGTGGGTTGCCGCGTAAAATGGGCGGCTATCGTGCCACGCAGAAATATCTGCAAGAAATCAGCCGTGGGTTTTCAACGTTTACGCAGATGAATTACGTCTACTGCCATTCGGGTAGTGACAATTATCTTGAGCGTTTTACGATTGACAGCACGGCCAATAGTTCGATTGTGACTGACCGGACTCCGGTTAATGCGGCGGCCACGGCTACTGTTACGTTAACTGGTGGCGCGGCTGGCTCGGTTGATATGATCACGGTTGACGGCGTGAATATCATGTCGGGGTCTGTGGCGTTCACGACAGACTTGGCGACCACGGCGGCTGCTGTTGCCTCAAATATCAACTCTCATACGTCTTCACCGGAGTACACGGCTGCGGCTGTTGGTGCGGTGATTACGATCAGCGCGGCTAGTGCGGCTGGCTCTGATCCCAATGGGTTTGCCGTGGTGGTGACGACAACTACCATCACTTACAGCAAGACCAATATGGCGAATGGGTCTTTTGCTTATGTGCCATCGCCTGATAATTTGTGGATGTTTGACTACCAGTATGATTCTTCCACCAACCAGAATTATTTGATCGCTCATGCTGCCCCTAATATGGGGTGCATTTGTAATGACCAAGGCGGTCAGATTTTCTTTGGCGAGGTATTGGGTACTGGTCTGCTGCGCTCAATTACGCTGCCGCCTGATGCCAATGTTACGGGCGGAATTGTCTCGCTGCATCCTTATTTGTTCTATTATGGGACGGATGGGATTATTGGTTGGTCTAAAGAAGGTGAGCCGACCAATCTGACGGGATCTGGATCTGGCTTGGCTCGTGTATGGGGCCAGAAGATCATCAAGGGCATGCCGCTGCGCGCTGGTTCTGGGAGCGCCCCTGCCGGTATTTTCTGGGCGTTTGACGCGGTTATTCGCGCTACATTTACCGGTGGTGCCACGGTCTTTCAGTTTGATGTGATTGCCACCGATACCTCGATCATCTCGCCGCAGTGTGTGGTGGATTATGATGGGGTGTTTTTCTGGGCTGGCGTCGATCGGTTCTTGATGTTCAATGGTGTGGTGCGTGAAGTGCCCAACAGTATGAACCTCAATTACTTTTTTGATGGGTTGAATAAGAGGCAGCGCAATAAGGTCTTTGCCTTCAAGGTGCCGCGTTATGGCGAGATTTGGTGGTGCTATCCTCGTGGGGATGCAACTGAATGCACGCATGCGGTGATCTATAATGTGCGAGAGAACACTTGGTATGACACTGAGCTGCCGAATTATGGGCGGTCTGCCGGTCAGTTCAACAACTCGTTTGCGGCGCCTGTTTTGACGGGGGTTGAGGATAGCGGATCTGGTTATCGGGTTTGGGTGCAAGAGCAGCTTACTGACGAATATGATGGCCCGAATATCCGTCCTATCCGGTCCTATTTTGAAACGGCGGACTTGTCGCGGCTTGTGCAGGGCCAGAATGAGTATTTGCGGATTACGACGATTGAGCCTGACTTTGTGCAGCGCGGGCCGATGACTGTGCAGGTTACTGGCCGGGCGAATGCAAGGGCGCCAGAGGTTTACAGCACGATCTTTACCTTTCCTGAGAGCGCATCAACCCCGCATGAGCAGATTGTTATGCTGAAAGAGCAGCGTCGTGAATTGCGGGTACGGTTTGAGAGCAATGCCGTTTATGGCGATTACCAGATGGGGCAGATCATTGGGCATCTGTCTACTGGCGATCGGACGGTGCTGGGATGAGCATTAGGGTGACGCTTCCTACTGGGCTTGGGTTGCGGGATTGGGCCGATCAGATTGCCTTGGATCTTGACCCGTATGGTGCGTTTGGCCGTCTGGACATTGAGGATCAATGGCAGAATTGGGCCATGCAGTTTTTGAACAACATGACGCTTAAAGAGAACTTCCCGGTTCCGTATAATTTTGACAATTGGCGGGAATGGGCTGAGCGTTTCTGTCAGACTTTGGAGTAGAGAAAATGGCGATCCGTGATCAAATCATGCAGATGGCGCAGAGCGATCCTAGGTTTGCCCAAGCCATTGATGCCATGGAAAAGGCGGTCATTAACATGCCCGTCACTCCAGAGGATTTGGAAGAGATTATTGAGCTTCTGGAGGCTGTTGTTCAGGATCCTGAGCGATATGCCGAGATGCGTCAGGCGGCGATTGCCGACGGTGAGATTGATGAAGATGTGCTGCCGCCGCAGTTTGACATGGTTTATGTTGTGTCGTTGTTGGTGGCGCTGTATGGCTTGCAGGATCGTCTCAGCCAGAAGGGGTATGCTCGTGGCGGCCTGACTGTCGGCGCCCGCAGGCTGGCCGCGCAGGGGCGTGGCGGCGATACTATGCTGGCTCATATCAATCCGCGTGAAGCCGAGATGCTGCGCCGGGCTGGTGGGTCTGGCGGCATTAACCCGCGCACTGGCTTGCCTGAGTACAAGTTTAAGTGGGGCAAGGTGCTGGCGGCGGTTGCGCCGATTGC